ATTAGTTATCTAACACGGATGACGTTTCATTTCCATAGAATACCTCCTAGGCTATCAGGTTTATACTTGATAGTCTTTTTATTTTGTGTTATATATATTTATATCTAATTGTATATTTCATGCCTCAAGGAAGACCTAAAACTGGTAATCATATTAAAATGATGATTAATTTTACTGAAGAGATAGCTAATGAACTTAAAAAAAGAAGTGAAGTAGGTGGTTTGCCTATTTCATATCAAGTAAGAACAGCAGTTCAAGAATATTTAGCTAAGACTTAATTTTTAGAATGTTTACCTTTTTCTATTAGCCAATCGTATTTATTTATAATTAATTTACAGCCATCACATCCTTTTACTGTCCATGATAAATGTCCTGTAGTTGTAATTGTATTGCAGTATGGACATTTTAAAGTTGCTCCAGAATATCTTTTACATCTGGAGTAACGTGTAACAGGTACGAATTTAGTCATTAGTATTTATTAAATCCATTCTTTTGTAATACATCAAGAAATTTAACTATATGCTTGTATTTCATATGAGATAAACAAATATGTATTATTTCATCTATTGCATCATCTTTATAAAAAGCATCAATGAAGTATTTCTTTAATCTTTGAGTACACATTTTATAAATCTGTGCATGATGTTCTTCTTTTAATTCTTTTTTATTCATTTTTTAATTCTTCCAATAGTGCATCTACTTCTTCTGCACATTCTCCACACCTCCATCCTTCATATTCATCTGTATAAACTGCATATCTATTAAAACCTCTCCCACTACCAAGATGGCAAGATTTACCACAATCTACACAAATTCCAGAATCAAATAAATTTTTAATCATTTTGATTTCTCCTTTAGTTTTGAATAGATAGAATCAAAAGATTTTCTATCTGAATTTGAAAAACAATCATCATTTATATAATCAATCATGTAGATAAATACATCATCTAATAATTTTGATTCTTTTTTAGTAAGATTTAAGTTCATAATTTTTTTATCTCCATATATGGTGTTTTAGTTTCATATAAATCTTTATTATGATCCCACCAGAGATCAATAATATATTTTTGATCACCGAAGAAATAACCTCTATCTGATTCTCTACATTCTTCAATATAGAACTCTATAAAAGGTTCATAATAATCAGGATTTAGATTATTATCTTTAGCTAATTTTTTAGCAGCATCAGTACAATGCTCTTCAAACTTTTCATTGATATAAAGACCGTCAAGAGTCTCTAAAGTTTGTTGTTCTAGTGGGTTATCAATCATTTTATTTCTTCCTCCCAATCTACATGAAAGCTATCTATATCTTGTTTATCAACTTCATAAAGATCAGAAAATTCCCAATCTCCATCTTGATCTAAAGAAAAATCTCCACCATCAAAATTTCTCCAATTTTCATATACTTTATCTTTATCTACATCATCAGGTGTAGTAATATAAAGATGATGACAAGTCATCGAAGTGACAGTTAATTTAAAGTGTTTCATAGTTTTCGTTAGCGAATTTTCGTGTATGTTATTTTTTAATGAAGTATTTGAGTCTATCCTCATACTTCTCGATATTGGCTAATGTTTCAGTATCTTGGTTATCTTCATAATCATCACAATACTTATCGTATTGTTCCATATTACGATTAAACATTCTCTCTACAAGATCTTGTTTAATTTGAAATTCAGATACTATTTCTAGCTTTCTATCTTCCTCCCAAGAGACTATATCAGGTTCATTAATAACTTCATCATACCAACCATAAAAAGTTGATTTATGAACATCATCAAATTCTCTCATACACCTTTTAACTACTTGATTCCTATTGAGTTTTTTTACTCGAATAAGTTCTTTCATCCTTTCTCTACAGGATTCTTTATTAGGGTTTTCTTTTACCATTAGCAGATCCTATAACCTTCAGTTTGTAGTTGTATCGACCAATCTTTAATAGATTCCCAAGTCACAATTAGTTCATCCATACCTAATCCATGTGCTTCATGACATACAACTAAAATTTCATGAATATTTTGAATATCTACTGCCCAATGTGAGATTCTCCATTCTTTACCACTATCAGGATCAGTAATAAGAGCATGATTTAAAGTTTCAAGTCTAATTTGTGAGTTTTTTAATACTTTCATTTATTTAACCTCCATAGCTTTTTTATATTCATTCTCTAATTCTTTTTTAATTTTCTCCCAATCACTAGGCCACCCTTGATAAGGTTGAATATTCTCTTGAAAGTCATTAAATACCCAATTAAAACCTTCATTTAAAACCATTGATAACATTTGCTTAACTGGTCTAGCATCTGCCTTGGCTAACGCCCTAATAGCTTTTTGTTGTACGTTTGATAAACGTAAATTTGATTCATTCATGATTAATTAATTGTATAATTATATATTTTAGTATATACTACATTAGTATACTAATCAACCCTAATTCGCCTTTAATGTCATTTATTAAAAATCTGATTCATGATCACGACATAAAAACCAATAATGAGTTTCAATCTTTCATTAAAAATCAGAAGTTATCCCAAGTTAATGAGATAACCCCAGATAATAACGATATGCTTTATAAACTCTTATTCTTATTACTTTTAAAATCTAAACACTAGCTAGTTTTTTATTTCTTTTTATTTCTTTTAAAGCTTCACTTGCTTTTGTATTTTTCTCTTGAGTACCGTGAAGCAATAAAGCGAAGCCATTAGCACCCTTATCCATATATGCGTGTGTGTCATCGATATCTATAGGCAAGTTTAATATTTTTGCTTCATTCTCACTAAATACAACTTTACTAAATCTTTTAAAATAACCTCTATCAATCAAATAATCATATTTCCCCCCATAACTTGCAACTACTCTCATGTTGTTAGGTATTGATCTATTAGTAGGAAATAATATTAAATTCTTAGTATAAAAATAAAACGTCAAGTCTTTATTTAAGTTACATACTTCTTTTAAAGCCTCTAACTCAAAACGTGTATATATATCCCCTGACTGATTCCATCTAACTAAATTAATATTCTTACTTCTTTTACTATTCAAAGATACATTAAAACATTCTACTAATCCATTAAAATCATCTTTTTTAATGTATTCATTTAATAAACTAGTGTTATGCCTAGTAAGGTTATATAAACTAGGATATAAAGCTTCAAGTGATGCACTATAACAAGTAAATTCAGTACCTTTAAACCTTTTAACCGATCTCTTACCGTTAGCATTCATATGTGCAAAAGCTTTACACTTGTTAGCACCTGGGCAAGTTAATCCACTACTTTTGCTAAAAGTAATAGTATTTTTAAGCTTAGTGTTATTAACACCAAACTTAAATAATTCATTTTTCATTTTTAATTAATAAAATAAGTTTTTAAATAAAAGCATTTAATAAAAAATACTTTCATAAAAGGATGTTTAAAACATCCCTTTAAGCAAGCATTATTTTTTTATTGAAATTTATCTTTATTAACGTCTATAACTGCTATTTTCATTAAATTATTATATCTAACATTCAAATAACCTACTTTGAACCTTTTAGCATCTTTTTTATTGACATAAGCACCATTAACAAAAGGATTCAAATTTTGAAAGTCTTTATTAGAGTTATAATGCTCTAATATTTCCTTTTTGCTTTTAAAGTCGGTACTATAAGCACCCCTAACCGTTAAAGTGTGATTCATTTTTTTAATTAATGTAAGTTGAAAATAAAACTATTTATATAAAATAGTTTTTTAAAACTATCTAAAATAGATAGCTTTAAGAAAATATTTTTATTTATAATTTGTTTCTAAATATGCTCTTAAATGATTGTGAATCTCCATTCTTGCATCCTGTCCAGCTACATAATGTATATTATCTTTTTCAATCCTTAATCTACCAGTACTTCCATAATTACCAACTATTAAAGGTAAATTATCATTATCTAAAATATTTCTAAACTCTTTATAAATTGCTTTTGAATTCTTTTTAACTTTATTTTTCATATCTTGAATAATTGACCATTCTGAATAATGGAAACATTCAGTATCAATGCAATCTTTTAAAACTATTCTTGATGTACTTTTAACATAGTTTTTTAAATCTTTAATTGTTTTCATAGTTTTTAAATTAATAAGGTGAGTAAAAAAAACTAACTCTATAAAGAGTTAGTTAATACTTTTTGTGATTCGTATTTTAAAAGAATTTCTTTTTTAAATTCTTTAAATGTTTCTATGTGTTGTAAACTTTCTAATTTTTCTAATACTTCTGCAAGTTCAATATCAGATAAATTGAGAAATAATTTTAATTCCAAGTAAATTGAATTGTCCATAGTTTAATTAAATAAAATAATATAAAGGTATATTTAATTATATACCTTTTATTTGTTTTTGGCTAAATTTGATTTAATAATGTTTGAACTTGATTAGTTCTATCTTCTAATCTTGTCTTAAGAGTATTAGTAATCACTAACCCCTGCCAAGCAAGAATAAAAAAACAAATTAACATAAGTGATGCTCTCATGATTTTAATTAATAAAGTAATTTTGGTTAGAGTCTTTAAGGACTCTTTAAAAGGTATTAACTACCTTTTAAGGAATCTTTAGCAATAAATAATTTTACTTGAGATTGTCCGTTATAAAATGCATCTTTGTGAGCTACTACTCTATAGCCGTTAGGGATAAGAGCAAGCCATTTTAAAAAATCTTGGTTCATGATTTTAATTAATTTAGTGATGTTTAGTTTTAGTAAAGCTGTAAAGCTTTATTTGTTGTAAAGGATGTATTTATCTATTAAAGATAATTACACCCCTTAGAGCTTATTTAAAGAGTACTAGAGAATTAATTAATCATCTAATACCAGTCGCACATATTTTGGTATTGAATGAAAAAAGTCAAAGTTGTTTGACTCATCAAATGGGTTAACTTTTAACCAAAGTTTCCCAGATTTAGAAAAACATTTTTCATATCTAATTTTTTTAGATATCAAAATTTTTTCATAGTCTGGACTTATGCAAGTGTTACCTATCATAATTAATCCCAAGCAACTTTAATAACTAGAAATTTTCTAGTTGCATTCTCTGGATCAGAATCCACAAAACGTGAAAGTGTGATTAATTCAATATCACCTTCATTAATTACAAATGAAGGGATTCTATCAATAGCTTTTAAGATAGCTTTTTGATCTTTGGTTAAACTCATAGTTTAATTAATATGCAATTGTCTAGGTTCAGAGGAAAATTTTTTATACCTTCCCCTTCCCCCTTATTCTAAAGGATAATCTATAAAGATATAGATAATTATAGATAATTGTAATAAAACTTAACATAGGGGGTAGTGTTACAAAACTGTTACACTATATGTCGATGCCGAGGAACCTAAATATATTCTGTAAATGTTTATTGCTTTGGTTCTATACGAATAGCTAATTCTGGAGCTTGGATATTAACTGTTTCTACGGATTCGCCTACGACCTTGCCTAGAGAATCTAAGATTTGTGCTGCTGTTTGAAGTTGACCTTTTGATACTGCTTTGTTGAAGAGTCGCATCCTCATTGCTTGTAAGCGAGGAATCATTTTTTCTCTTTCTTTGAGCCAATCTTGATCATTCCATTCTTTAACTTTATTCCAATCAGCCCAACCTGTTGTTTCTGATATGCCTTCTCTATGTGAATGTTCTATTACTAGTTGACGAGTAGTTTTACCTTCTAGTTGTTTTGAGTATAAACGTTGGCATCTAGCTTCTATAACTGCTCTTGAATTAGTACCTCCTGTGTATTTTTGAACACGAGGTTTACGTTGAGGTGCTGGAAGGTCGTAATTTAGATTGTTAATAAAAGATTCAGCCACGGACTTAGTCTTTGAGGGGGTTAATATTCTGATGATAGCCTTAAAAGTATGAAATGCGAAAGAAAATGAGTAATATTATGAAAAAAAGGGTTATATGAGTCTTAATGAAGTCAGTTTAAGGTATGCACAGGGGGAGGTGTTCAATAGTGAAAAAAGATTTCGGTTGTTGGTTGCTGGAAGAAGGTTTGGGAAGTCATATTTATCCTGTATCGAGTTGCTCAGAGGAGCAATCAATCGACCTGGTGAAGTTTATTTCTATTGTGCTCCTACTTATCGGATGGCAAAGGATATTGCGTGGAAGGAATTGAAGAGATTGACTCCTAAGACTTGGATTAAGGCTAAAAATGAGACCGATTTAAGGATTGATTTGATAAATGGGTCAAGTATTGAGTTAAAAGGTACTGAAAATGCTATGGCATTGAGGGGTAGAAGTTTAGCAGGGGTTGTTTTAGATGAAGCTGCGTTTATGGAAAGGGATGTATGGGCTGAAGTTATTAGACCTGCGTTAGCTGATAAACAAGGATGGGCTTTATTTATTAGTACTCCTGATGGAACTGCGAGTTGGTTTTATGATATGTGGTGCTTTTGTGGTGAACAGGAACTGGATGATTGGCAAAGGTGGAGTTTTACTACGATTGAAGGAGGTAATGTAAAACCAGAAGAAGTTGAAGCAGCTAGAAGTCAGTTAGATGCGAGAACATTCAGACAGGAATTTGAAGCAAGTTTTGAAAATTTAACTGGTTTAGTCGCTGTTAGCTTTAGTGATGAAAATATTAGTAAGGAAGTAGAGGATTTACATATGCTTCCTCTGTTAATTGGGTTAGATTTTAACGTTGACCCTATGGCAGGAATCTGTGCTGTAAAGCATAATAATACACTATATGTCTTTGACGAGATAATGCTGACAGGTGGTGCTACAACTTGGGATTTTGCAGATGAAGTAGTAAGAAGATACGGAGTAGATCGAAGAGTTATTGCTTGTCCTGACCCTACGGGTAGTGCAAGAAAAACTAGTGGGGTGGGAGTTACAGATCATACGATTTTAAGAAGAAATGGTTTTACTGTTATGAGTCCTAGATCGCCCTGGAGAATAAGAGATAAAATTACTGCTGTTAATACTGCTTTGTATGATGCTGATGGAGAAAGAAGGACATTAATTCATCCTAGATGTAAAGAATTGATAAAAGCACTTAGAACTCTTACATATGCACCAAATACTGGTCTACCTAATAAAAATCTAGGAGTTGACCACGCTTTTGACGCATTTGGATATCTTTGTCTACAACAATTTAATTTGGCAAAACCAGAGACACTCGGTCAAACTGCGTTTAGAATATACTAAGAACAACCTAATTCTTGCTATGTACCATTCTACGACTAAGAAAAAAAAGAAAAAAAAGAAGGGTGGAAAGAAAAGATGTAGTTGTGGTGGTAAATAATGGCCAAACTATGTAAAAGAGGCATAGAGGCTGCTAAACGTAAATATAAAGTTTATCCGTCTGCTTATGCAAATGGATATGCAGTTCAAGTATGTAAGGGTACAAAACCTGACGCATCGGGTAAAAAAAAGACTGCTTCTGGTTATACCAAAGGAAAACGAAAAACTACGAGGAAGAAACGTGGCAAAAAGTAGTGGCGGTTTAGCCCGTTGGTTTAAAGAAAACTGGGTTGATGTAAAGACTGGTAAGCCTTGTGGTCGTAAAAAAGGTGAAAAACGAGGTTATCCAGCTTGTAGACCTAAAAATCGTGTATCAAGTAAGACACCTAAGACTGTTGGAGAAATGTCAGCAAGTGAAAAAGCAAGATTTAAACGTGAAAAAACAAGTAGCAAGAAGATAACATATCAACATAGACGTAAAAAAACTACTAAAAAGAAAAAATGACTAAATCTCATGCGATGAGTCGATGTCAGGGATACATCGCAAGTGTCAAAAAAGGTAAGAAAAAGAAAACTAAGACAAAAAAGAAAAAGAAATAAGTGTAAAATCTTAAGTAAAGCGGTAACATAGAGTTATCTAGGAAAAATCATGCCAAAAGGTTCTTATTCTTCAAAACAAAGAAAACTGGCTGCTGTTGCGCCTCCTAGAGATAAGATCACTGCTGCTGATCTAAAAAAATTACGTTCAAAGAAGAAGAAAAAGAAGAAAAAATGAAACTAACTACTAAACAAAAAGATTTATTAGAAAAACATTCTAAGCATCATACTGATGCACATATGAATTATATGAAACGTAAAATGCGAGAAGGTATGACTTTTAGTAAAGCTCATAAGTTAGCTCAAGCAAAGGTAGGAAAATAATGAGAAAAAAACGCAAAGGTGTAAGTTTATCTGTTGGTAGAGGAGAAAAATCAAAAAAAGGTGGCCTGACGGCAAAAGGTAGAGCAAAATATAACCGAGCAACAGGATCTAATTTAAAAGCACCTGTGACTGAAAAGAATCCAACAGGAAAACGTGCAGCAAGAAGAAAATCTTTTTGTGCAAGAATGTCTGGCATGCCTGGGCCTTTGAAAGATAAAAAAGGCAGACCTACAAGAAAA